GAATCATGCGTTTCAACTCCCCTCACAACTGCTTTCAATTTGACCCACCTTCATGAAGTGTTTGCGATAAGTTACAGGTAATAATGCGAGAAGGCTCGTTTTAGTACGTGCTTCTGCGTTGCACATCAGGCTTCTTCCTTTCAACGAGAGGACGAGCATGCCCGACAACCGCCCAAAGTTCGAGAAAGGCAATCAGCTTTGGCTGCTGGCTTCGCACAAGGTTTTGGCGCGTCGTCGTTGGAAGCATCCAGCAGAACTGCTCGAAGAACTTGTTGGGTACTTCCAGTGGATGGAGGCCAATCCTCTAGAAGAATCAAAGTTGGTAAGCTTCCAAGGTGTAAGTGCCTTAGAGAGTGTGCCTAAAATGCGCGCCATCAGCCTGCAGTCAATGCGCGGCTATCTAGGTATCGGCCAGACCAAGTGGGAGCACATGCGCAAGGGCAACGACCTTGTTGGCTTCGCAGAGGTGGTCGAGTGGGCAGAGGAGATGATGCACTCCATTAACTTCGAGGGCGCTAACGCTGGGCTCCTTAACCCGATGCTCGTCGCACGCCAGCTTGGCCTAGCAGACCGCACAGAGCTTACTGGACGCGATGGCGCTCCGATGGAGACCCAGACAACAGACATGACGCAGCTGGATATTGAGACACTCAAGAAGCTCAAGGCTGCGCAGATCATGAAGGGGCAAGATGAACCTTCAGCTGAATAGCGCAGACCTGCTAGCCCTCGACCAAGAGCTGTGCAAGCGGAGCTTTGCCGCATATGTCGATATGAGCTGGCCAGTCCTTGAGCCAGCCAACAAGTACGTAGACAACTGGCACATGGACTGCATTGGCGAGCACCTAGAGGCATGCGCAAACAACGAGATGAACCGCGTCGTGTTCAATGTGCCTCCAGGAACTAGCAAGTCTACAGCTGTGGCAGTGATGTACCCAACGTGGCTCTGGGGTCCTCGTGGCCTGCCCTCGCACCGCTTTATAGGCGCGTCGCACGAGCAGAGCCTTGCAGTGCGAGACAACCGTAAGAGCCGTAACATCGTCGAGAGCGAGTGGTTCCAGCAGCGTTGGCCAATCAATCTGATCTCTGACCAGAACGAGAAGACCCTATTCGAGAATGACAAGACAGGCTTCCGTCAGGCCTGCGCAGTCAAGTCCATGACAGGTCGGCGGGGGGACACGGTCGTTTGGGATGACCCATTATCCCCTGAGAAGGCATACTCTGAGACTGAGCGGGAGACCGCAATTCGCGTCTTTGAAGAGACCCTGCCGACACGCATCAACGACCCAGAGAACTCCACTATCATCATCATGATGCAGCGCCTGCACGAGCAGGATCCTTCTGGCCACATCCTCAACAACGACTATGGCTATGTGCACGTGTGCCTTCCTATGGAGTACGAGCCCAACCGCTTCTTCATGGTCATGGCACCCAAGTTCATGGAGGCTCAGCCTGTCTCAGCTCGCTTCAGCAAGGACCATAAGCTGTGGTTCATTGAGGGCGAGGACATCCCTGCAGCCTACGAGCAGACAGCCTCAGACATCCTTGAGGAGCCTCTGCAGGAGGTCTACGTTGGCGACCGTCGGACCGAGGAAGGTGAGCTGCTGTTCGATAAGCGGTTCCCACGCAAGGTCGTCGAGCGCGATAAGAAGATCATGGGAGACTTCGCTACTGCGGGTCAGTTCCAACAGCGCCCAAGCCCTCGTGGCGGCGGCATGTTCCCTGTTGACAAGTTCGTGATCACGCAGAGCATAGTCGCTGAGCCCGACGTCGTGGAGCGTGTGCGCTACTGGGACAAGGCAGGCACAGCAGGCGGTGGTGCATTCACGGCAGGCGTCCGTATGGCTAAGCTGCGCAACGGCATGTGCGTCGTGGAGCACGTCGTGCGTGACCAGCTGGGTGCGCTAGACCGCGAAGCCAAGATCAAAGCTACCGCAGACGCAGACCCTGATGGCACGATCGTATGGGTCGAGCAGGAGCCAGGATCCGGTGGCAAGGAATCAGCAGAGAACACAGTCCGCCAGCTGGCCGGATACCTAGTGTTCATTGACCGCGTCACAGGCGACAAGGTCTCTCGTGCTGGGCCCTACGCCGCGCAGGTGCAGGGGGGCAACATTATGCTTTCCAAGGCACCGTGGAACCAGAAGTTCAAGGACGAACATGAGGGCTTCCCTAATGGCAAGTACAAAGACCAAGGCGACGCAGCAGCTGGCGCATACATGAAGCTGGTTGGTGAAGGCAAGAAAGCAGGGGTGCTGTTCTGATGAATGGATTTGGTGACATCAGCATTCGCGCGTTCCTAGCTCGCTTCATGGGCTACCAGAACCGTCGCAAGCTGTGGCAGGCCTTTGGCTACCCTAACGAGATCACGGCCACCGACTACTGGGACGCATACAAGCGTAACGGTATCGCTAACCGCATCGTCAAGGCCTACCCTAACGCCTGCTGGCGCGATGGGTCAACGGTGCAGGACGATGATGGCTCCGACATGGACACTGACAGCGACGAGTATTCTGTGTTCGCTGCGGCATGGTATCAGCTCCAGAAGGACAACAAGATCTACCACTACCTTGAGCGTGCGGACCGCATGGCTCGTGTGGGACAGTTCAGCATCCTCGTTATGGGCTTCGCAGATAATGGCCGCATGGCAACCCCCCTCGTTGGAGAGGCTGAGCTGCGTTACCTGAACGCATATGCCGAGAAGTCCGTGACCATTACGCAGTGGGACACGGACCCTGAGTCTGAGCGCTTCGGCCTGCCTGTCTTGTACCGCGTTCAAGTGGACAACCAGAACGATCCAGGATCCAAGCAGGTCACGCCCAATGCGTCGTTCGTCGTTCACCACACTCGTGTAGTCCATGTCGTAGAGAACCCAGACGACACCGAGATCTTCGGCGAGCCTGCACTGCGCCCTGTGTGGAACTACGTCATCGACCTAGAGAAGGTCACAGGATCAAGCTCTGAGACCTTCTGGCTCAACGCTCGTGGCGGTATGTCCATCGAGGCTGCTGCGGATGCCAAGCTTACGGCTGAGGGCATTCAGGCCATGAAGCAGCAGGTCGAGGAGTACGAGAACCAGCTGCGTCGCGTCATCGCTATCCAAGGTGCCAAGGTCAACGCCATCGCCACAACGGTCGCTAGCCCACAGGCCAATGCGGAGCTGCTGTTCAGCCTCATCTCTGGTGCGACAGGCATACCGCAGCGGGTCCTATTCGGGTCCGAGCGCGGCGAGCTAGCGTCCTCAGAGGATGCCAACAGCTGGGAGAGCCGCGTTGACGAGCGTCGGCAGAACCACTGCGGCCCAATGATCCTGATCCCCTTCATCAACCGGATGATTGAGACGGGCAACATGCCAGATCCTTCCGGCGACTGGTGGGCCGTATGGCCAGAGGCCTCTGCTGCCTCGCCAGAGAAGCAAGCAGACATTGCAGTCAAGCGTACCAACGCTCTCGTGGCCTATGCCAACTCGGCAGCAGACCAGATCGTAGGGCCTACAGAGTTCCGTCCATGGATCGGGCTTGAGCCTGTGCCGGACGCTGGTGTTATCGAAGAGGATGATGACGAGGACACGCTGGGGCTAGGTGATGAAGAAGACAAGACCAAAGAGGAAGTGGTTGAGGATCCAGAGGCAGAAGAGGAGGAAGACGATGAAGTGTAATCACAGCGCCGACTTCCACGTCCACAATGCTCGCACAGATCCAACACAGACTGGCCAGCTGCGCAAGCGGTTTGAGGCCGACTTCAAGCGTCGGTTCGCAAAGCTCAAGAAGGCTATCATCGATGAGGTGTATAAGAACGACGCATTCGGGATCAACGAACTGAAGGCCAACCGTCGCTTCGACTTCCCTACGAACCAAGAGAAGGTTTCAGGCTTCATGGCGTGGCTAGGCCAGCTGCAGGACGCTGAGATCTTCGATGGCACCCTAGCCCTGCCTCGCTCGGTCGCGGCCCAGCGTGCGTGGATGGACACCTACATCGACACGGCATACCGTCGCGGTCTGCGGAAGGCTACAGTTGACATCAAGCAGGCAGGGGGGCAAGTGTCTCCAACCTACATCGAGTCAGCCTTCCTACGTCCGGTCCATGCTGACCGTGCAGGCATCATTTATACGCGAGCTTACGACAGCCTCGTCGGCATCACCACTGAGATGGACACGCAGATCAGTAGAGTGCTCGCAGAGGGCATAGCCAACGGCAACAACCCTCGCAAGATCGCAGCAGCAATCGTGGACCGCGTTGACAAGATCGGTATCACTCGTGCGCGGATGATCGCTCGCACAGAGGTCATCGCTGCCCATGCTGAAGCCAAGCTGAACACCTACGAGGATGCCAACATCCAAGGCGTAGGCCTAATGAGCGAGTGGCTCACAGCCAGCGATGGCAAGGTCTGCGAGGAGTGCGAGGCTGCTTCCAACAAGGGACCGTACACCGTCGAGGTAGCTCATGGCATGATCCCGCTGCATCCTCTCTGCCGTTGCACTTGGGTGCCATACATCATATCTGGTAAGGAGATTGAACTCCAATGACCATCAAGACTAACAAAGCTCCATGCGGTTGCGGCTGTGACGGCAAGCCTAAGGACGAGGCCCCAGCGATGATGCTGCTGCGAGCCAACCTGTCCACTGGGGCGCGTCGGGAGATCTTCCTTGGCAAGGAGCACCTCGTTGTGCCCCTCGTCATGCTGCGCCAGACGGTAGTCAACGGTGCACTGGTCACGTTG